CAGCTCAATAGAAACCATCGACATGATAGAATCTATGACAGCTGAAGGATTTAAATATTATCTGGAAGGAAACATACTTAAATATTTAACACGATACAGACACAAAAACGGTATCCAAGACCTCCAAAAGGCGCAGTGGTACCTTAACAAACTAATAGAGGTACAATATGACACTACAGATGGCGATGTTCACACCGAAAACAGAATGGGTTCCACCACATGAGTTACCAGATCTTAGTGAAGCTAAGACTATAGCGATAGATGTTGAAACAAAAGATCCAAATCTAAAGACTAAAGGACCTGGATGGCCCACTGGAGATGGCGAGGTCGTAGGATACGCCGTAGCTGTAGACGGTTGGAAAGGTTATGTACCGATTCGCCACGGCGGAGGTGGTAATATAGATGAGCGTATAGTTAATAACTGGATGAAAAAGGTTTGCGAATCACCCGCTGAAAAAGTTATGCACAACGCACAATATGATGCGGGCTGGCTCAGGCGCATGGGTTTTAAAGTTAATGGTCGTATCATTGATACTATGGTTATCGCGTCCTTGCTGGATGAGAATAGATTTAGTTACAGTCTAAACGCCTTGTCTTTTGAGTATTTATCAAAAACAAAAAGTGAGAAGAACCTGACTGAAGCTGCTAGAGACTTCGGGGTCGATCCCAAAGCTGAACTGTGGAAGTTGCCAAGTATGCATGTCGGGCCATACGCCGAAGTGGACGCCGAGCTCACATTGGAACTCTGGAACTACTTCAAGCCCCTGATTTCTAAAGAAGACCTCTGGAGTGTCGTCAATCTGGAGCTGGATGTTCTTCCCGTACTCATAGATATGACTTGGAAAGGTGTTCGTGTTGATCAGGATCGGGTCGAGCGGACCAGAGACTTTCTGCTCAAGGAAGAAAAGTCTATGCTCGCTAAGATCAAGCATGTAACTGGCATGAATGTAGAAGTATGGGCGGCTCAATCGCTAGCCAAAGCATTTGATACAGTTGGTATAAACTATCCCAAGACTGAAAAAGGTGCGCCATCTTTCACAAAATCCTTTCTATCCGAGCATAACCACGAATTACCTAAAATGATACTAAGGACAAGAGACCTTAACAAGACCCATGGTACTTTTATTAACACAATTATGAAGCACACGGCTCACGATGGACGCATACATTCACATATAAATCAGATCAGATCTGACGATGGTGGTACCGTATCAGGCCGAATCAGTATGAGTAATCCAAATTTACAGCAGATACCCGCCCGTGATCCGGAGCTGGGACCTATGATTCGCTCTTTGTTTTTACCTGAAGAGAATGAACAGTGGGCTAGTATAGATTTCTCGCAACAAGAACCACGAATCTTGGTCCATTATGCTCACGCCTATGGCAAATCCCAAGGCCATGACATGAAAGGCGTACAAGAATTTGTCGATGGATATCAAAATGATCCCGATATGGACTTCCATACCATGGTAGCCGACATGGCAAACATCCCTCGTAAGCAAGCCAAGACTATAAATCTAGGCATGATGTACGGCATGGGAGTAAACAAGCTGTCAGACCAGCTCGATATACCCGTAGAAGAAGCTAAAGGTTTAGTGAAACAATACCATGAACGCGTTCCTTTTGTGAAAATGCTCATGCATGGCGTGATGAATAAGCTTAATTCACGACAAAGCTCCGGCTCTATCCGCTCTATATTGGGTAGAAAGTGTCGATTCGATCTTTGGGAGCCAGATACGTTCGCTATGAACAAGGCCTTGCCCCTGAAAGATGCACTCAATGAACACGGCCCAACGACCAGATTGAAGCGAGCCTACACTTATAAGGCCCTAAACCGTCTTATTCAGGCCTCCGCCGCTGATATGACCAAACAAGCTATGGTAGATATCCACAAGCTGGGGATAACTCCTCTAATTCAGATACATGACGAGGTAGCTGTGTCCGTTTCTAACGATCATCAGGTTGATTCGATCGTCCATGCTATGGAAAATGCAGTAAAATTAGGTGTTCCTAGCAAAGTAGACGTAGAAATAGGACCATCATGGGGCGAATCAAAATAAAACATTGACTGGATTATATAATCTCGCATATAATCCCGTAAAAGAGAAGGATTTATGCGATATGGATACAGAAAAATGGAAAAGCATTCTAGTTCCTAAAGATGTTTATTTAGAAATTAAGAAAATTGCAGCCAAAGAAGGCAGAACTTTGGGTGGACAACTACGGTTCATCTACTCTCAGTATGTTTCCGAGGAACAAAAGAGAGTAAAAGAGCTCGTAGATGCGGAAATGACCTTGAGAAAGGCCAAAGATCACTCAGTTATGAGTTGACTGTCTTTATTTTGCATTAATTTAGATGCTTCAACGCCCATATTGTACAAAGCGTCTGTCATAGGTCCATCAGATGCTTTCTTACCTCTTCCTGATAAAAAAACTTCTACTGGTGTAGCTGTTTCTGGGTGGAAAGATACGGTCACAGCTAAACCTTCTCCTACGTCCGTGGTTACACACGGTCTTCTGTTTGGTAATTTTGACATATTGTTCTCCTCTGAATTAGACATCATATAAAATATTTTTTTGTTTTAATAGTCTTGACTTTCATTTTTTTTTAAAAATGTGCTATGATGTCATTATGGACCCAGTTACTATTTCACTCGCGATGGGAGTCGCGTCTAAAGCTTTCTCTGCCATAAAACAAGGTTTTGCGGTTGGCAGAGATATAGAACAGATGTCTGGAGACATCGGGCGATGGATGGGAGCTGTTTCAGATGTTGATAACGCGGAAAAGCAAGCTAAAAATCCTCCCCTGTTTGGCAAATTGTTTAAAGCTGGATCGATTGAAGAAGCAGCTCTCGCTGCTTATGCAGCCAAGAAGAAACTTGAGGAACAAAGGTACGAACTCAAGGTATTTTTAAACATGTCCCACGGGCCACAGGCCTACGATGAGCTTCTACAGATGGAAGGTCAGATAAGAAAAGACCGTCAAAGAACAGTTTACAAACAACAACAGCTCCGAAGACAAATAGGCGAGGGTATTGCGTGGTTGTTCTTGGTATTAGTCGTTGGAGGATTTATATTATTAGTTGCATCTATCTGGTTTAACAAAGCACATGCCGAGGGTTATAAATACCAACCTAAAAAATTAACCAGACAACAACAGATTAACAACGGCACTATTATATTACCAATTATGACAACATGCCGATTAAAACTACAAAAAGTATTTAAAGATAAAATGGCTTGCATCTATGTAGGCGCTCAAAAAACTTATGAATTAGAATTTACAGATATTCACATAGGCTGTCCTCGCAAATACAAGTGTAAGTTGAATCCTAACGGCAAAGAGCCTAGTATTGATCAGGTTATGGAAAGTCTAAGGAGTATCTCCAAATGAGTAAGTGTGTAGGTGTTTGCAAATTAAATGAACAAAAAGTCTGCATCGGTTGTAACCGGACTATGGAACAGATAAAAGAAGCATATAAAGGTAAATGACTGTTTATAAATGTCAGGACTATGTGTTGGACGTGAACAACAGCTCAAAGGCCTTTGTCTATTAAGGACCAGCTCTTGTTTATGGGCGATAGTCGAACCGCGATAAAGTTGTTTTGTAGAAACTGCCAAGACCCTGATTTACGCGTTAAATTAAAAAAATATAAATATATTAATATATGGGATTGACGGCCTTGTTTTAATTTAGTAGTGTTTATTTGTCTAGAGGTCGTAATGACACAAGCATCTTAATGTACTCCTATTCATTAAGGTTAAATTGCAAAACTTAAAACCCGTGAAGCTATCCTTCACGGGTTTTTTTTGTAAAAAACTTTTGTGCTTGACATGGTATGCGATAAATCTTATTTATTATATGTGCGGATTGTTTAGCACGTTCAGGACTGTGATCTTATTCTCCATGGGATCTTAGTGGCGCAACCTCAAAACAATCTGCACACCAACATTAACAAAGACTTGGAGGTCACAATGACAAAGAAACAAGAATGGGAAATAGAAAGAGATAAGGAAAAAGCTCTTAGACAAAAAGGTCTACAAGCCCTTACCCTTGAACAAATACAAGCGGTTCACGATACTTACGAAGCTTTGAACAGAACTATGATCAGTATAAGAGATTTAAATGATCTTATGCTTTCAGACATTAAAGCTTTGGACGAGGCTTCTTGGAGTTTACACCACCAGTTTAATTTAAGGAGTGAAGATTGATGCTTAGAGAACAAGAAGGTAATTTTAGTTGTACTGATTGTGGCTACGTCTACAGCTCCATGCTTGCAGACGATGAAGTTCCTGATACTTGCAGTCAATGTTATGTTTATGATCGTGATTGTAAGAACTGCGGAGCTAAGACTTGTGCAGAAAAAGCTTTTTTTCACAAAGATGAAACCTTTTGTGAGGACTGTTGTCCAGAGGGGTATGGCGAATGATTAATCCCACAGAAAAAAAGAGGCGTGGTTATCTCATGCATTTTGAAGAAGGAACTCAGGATGCTGTTCTTTATCAACAGATGAATGAGGACAAAAAGTCTTCGGCTTATTATAGACGAGGCTTCGATTTTGGAATGACGCTGCATTTAAAATTAAGGAGTATAAAATGAACGCTCAAAATAAAACCCATGCCGTGATGAGCCAACGGCATGAGGATAGCGATAGTCTGGATTATTTTCCAACTCCGCCTTGGGCTACCAGAGCTCTGTTTCAGGAAGTTCTTAAACGACCGGAACATAAACAAGAGCTGTTCTTTGAAGATAAATCAAATGTGACGTGCCTCGAACCAGCTTGCGGTGGCGGTCATATGGTAAAGGTCCTCGAAGAATATTTCGATAACGTAACCTCATGCGATATTGCCGATTACGGCCAAGATCATATAGCTGACTTCTTATCTAAGGACGTCAAAGACGAATATGATTTTATTATTACTAACCCACCCTTTAATCTAGCTGAAGAATTTGTTACTAAAGCTATACCTCTGGCTAGGAAATGTGTGGCAATATTCGCTAGAACTCAATTTATGGAAAGTGTAGGACGATATGAAAGACTATTTAAACCAAATCCGCCGAAAATTATCGCTCAATTTAGTGAGCGAGTACCAATCGTTAAAGGCCGTTTGTCAGCAACTGCTTCAACGGCTACAAGCTACGCTTGGTTCATATGGTGCGGAACTGCTAAAGAAAGTACAGAACATAACTACTTTACGTCCACAGCTCCCACCAAACTCTTCTGGATCCCTCCGTCACGAAGAATCTATGAAAAGCCAAACGACTATGAAGAACGTGTGGAAACTCCACATTCTCGACCCACGGGTCACGCCCCACAAACAGACCTTTTTGGAAAAACTAAAGGAGATATTTAAATGAGCAAAGAAAAAACTTGGATTAATATTAATGAAATGCCACTATGGGCAGAGGCTATTTTAGAAATAGAAGGCCTTGTTAATGAGGAAGTATCCAAATTAAAAAAGGCAGACAATATCAGAATGGCCACTTTGTTAACAAATAGTCTAACTGTTATTAAACGAGGATACTAATGCCAAAAAATTGTCTGGATTACTGCAAAGAATGCGGAATAAAACTCAAAAATACTAAACATATTAGGACACATCCCAAATTGTGTCCTGATTGCCGAGGATATAATTCAACTTTAAACCCCAGCGTCAGAGAAGTTTTTAACCAAATGCAAAAAAACCCAACAACTCCCGCTGACGATGAGCTGTGGTTTGAAGATTGTCCCAAAGCCGTCAAAGAACTCGAGTACGGCCGTGTGTCCAGAAAGACTAACGTAGCTCCCGTAGAAACAACTCTTAGTGATTTGATTATATGAGTGAGCTGATATGTAACCTACCCGCTGTTAAAGTTAAAGTCAGGCGGGAATATTTAAGGGATTTAGAAGATGGATTTGGTGAGTTTGTCGATGGGATCTGGGTCTCATGTAAATCTATTCCTGGAAGAGCATTTTATTTTGAGACTTATCTGCCTGAGTACGGCGCTCTGTATGACAAGTTGCCTATTAGCTCGTTCCTATCTAGAGCTGAAATACCCAATCCGGACTTACCTCTTAATAATCTGCAGTTCTGGAACGCTATGGATTATGGTATCGTGGCTGTTCATAAACAATTCATCGGTTCAATGGATTTTGAGGTGCTAACCAGAGACTTTGGTCTCCAAAAAGGTACTTATGTAGCTACCCTAGATAATTACCACGCCGATATTAACGCTATAGATTATAGTACAGCTGAAACACCCGATGAACATAAATCGTTTAATCTGCTGGAATTGGATAATGGCCAGTATTGTGTCTATCCTAATAATAGAATGAGAGTTTATGATAATAGTCTCACGCCTCACGAGCCAAAGAAGCCGGACTTCAAAGTTAGTACAATCGAGTACCAAGTCGAGAATGGGAATCAAACCCGACTCGGAGATACTGACGAATATTTTTGGAAAACGAAACAAGAATCGTCCGACTAAGTCCTTGATTTAATTGAATAATTTTAATAGTTGACTTTACTTTGTAATTTGGTACTATTAAGTATGGGAGAAATCCCATATCTGTTTGACATAGTTGGTGATTTTTAGTTTTGTAATGTTAATCTTTTCATAACATAGGAGTTTATTATGAAAAAAATTAAGATCAGGCAAATCGTTAAGGACGCTTTCAAAGTTGACGAGCTCAAACATTTTCAATGGGCTAGAGTTGATGTAGAAGATGGCCATTTAGATACGGGTAGTATCGAAGAAGTTAACGAGAAGTATGATGATGCAAGGATAATCCTAGATGCGGATAGTCGTTACAGCATTTATATGAGCCATGAACATGAGGAAGACATTCAGGAGTGTGCTAAAGACCTTAGACAAGTGACAAGGTTCTTAGCTAAATGGGCTCCTGAGCGTCTCCAGTAAACCACGGCCCCTGACAGAAATGTCGGGGGACTTAATTTTTAAATTGTAAACTTCTTTCATTATTTAATAGGAGTAAATTAATGAATAAAATTCAATGTGAAAAAAGAATGAAGAAAATGGGTATTTGGTATGACATGTTAATAGCTAATGATGGTTATTATTTCAGTATGTACCCAATAAAAGACAAGCATTGGTTTCCAGTACTTGGAGTTCACTCAAACTGTGTGGATACAAGAGGGGAATTTGATCAAAGACCAAAAATGAAAGTTGTTTGGGAATCTGTCTGGTACACTTTAGAAGATGATTTAGAGCCTGAGTATTGTGGCTGTATTGATTGTTGTGCACATGATGAATAATTAAGAACCACGGCTCACGGCCAAAATGTCGTGAGCCCTTTTTTTTTGGTTACATTTGTTAATCTCCTTTATATATAGAGCTGAAAATAAAAAAAATATTTTTTGTTAAATATAGGTGTAACTGGTGTAACTTATGTAACTCGTATCTGTAATCGTTAGTACATAAGGATTCTATGGTTACATATTTGGTTACATATTTAATTTCAAATATGTAACTTTACAATATTAGATCGATTTTGGCCTTACTAAGGGCTAAAAAGTTTTTTGCAAAAAAATATTTTCTGGTGTATATATATAGGATGAATAACTTAAAGCCTTTGAAAAAGGGTCGGGGAAGACCAAAAGCTGATCTGCATAGTAAGCTTACTAGGAAACAAGAACGCTTTGTAAAAGAGATTGTTTCTAATGATGGGATGATAACTCATAGAGAAGCTGCGATTAATGCGGGATACCCAGCATCTTCAGCTCACACTAGAGCTTATGAAATGATGAACCCTCAAATCTGTCCACATATCTGTCGAGCTATTCAAGCTTATCGAGATGAGTTGGATGAGAAATATGGCATTACTTTTAAAAGACATTTACGAGATTTACAAAGAATTAGAGATATGGCTATAGAAAACGGGGCATATTCAGCCGCAGTTCAAGCTGAGTATAGAAGAGGCCAAGCTAATGGTAATATCTATATTAACAAATCTGAAATCCGTCACGGGACTATAGATAGTATGTCTAAGGATGAAGTCCTGAAAGCTTTAAAAGAGTTGAGACAAAATGAACCGAAATACGCTGAAGACGTTATTGAACACGAGGACAACAAATCCGATAAAGAAGGAAGCGGGTCTGTACGAACAATTAAAGAGAGCCTCACTACAATACAGTAAACCCATAAGACTTAGTAGAATAGAAAACTGGATGACCCTTGGCCTTCCGGATTTACTTATTTGTGACCACAACCATAAATTTCATTTTGTAGAATTAAAATATGTAAAGTTTAATGCAGTTAATTTAAGCCCTCAGCAAATTA